AAAGTTTTATGTCCATCTAAATGATTAAATGTCCAGCGGCCTCTCCATTTCTCTACATAATCTTTTTGGTCAGTATTCTCAATACTCTCAGTATTCTCAATACTCTCAGTATTCTCCTTAGAAACCTGATAATCATCAGGCTTATTAATTAGGATTCTCTCATGATAGCCACCACATAAGATAAAACTCACTGAATGTGACCAGGGATGATCATGATAGCCACGTTCAGGGTCGGATTTTACAAAACGATGAATACACATTCCTGGTCCATCTTTTCCAAAAGTAAATAGGTGATAACGATACAAAAAAGGAACACCTTTAGCATCTCTAATTACCTTAACAGGTAAATAATTCGTAATAGCCACTATAAGATATCGTAACCATTTTTCAACATAGTCACCCATCTTTGATAATGTCTTTACAACAATTTGTGAGGTACGAACAAATATGCAAATTTGGGATATGAGCTGTTTTATTAGCTCTACAAATAAAACTATTTTTTCTAGCACAAGCACAATTAGCTCTATTACTGTAAACATTAGATTCATCAATAAAGCCATGAAGGAAGAAGGCTATTATCTTTATTGCAGACAATTAATCATTATTTAATTTCATTTTTATTTTTAATCAGTCATTCTCTATACCTAAAGTTGTATCTAGTAGTAAAAATAGTAAATCGTGTTACATTTAGTAAGATGCATAATGCATATTCATATGCACATAATGGCAAATTTTTTATTTGCAAAGCCAAAAATTTGATTTGATCAAATAATTCATCTATTTTTGCAAAGTAAAACTAGTACTAATTTATATAATGAGTACTAAAATAATATCTGAAAACTGTATGTCAGTAAAGAACAAAACAGATTTATTGACACAATGTCCTTACAAAAAAAAATTCGGTGACTTTTGTGGTATTCACCACAATAAACAAACCATAAGAATCGATCAACTACCCAATTTATCATCTTTATCAGCTACCACTGTTAGACCTCACACTTCTTCAACTACATCTATTTTTCCAAACAATACTTCATCTTCTACATCCACCTCCTCAGGTAATACATCAGCTGTATCTACTAACACTTCCTCAGGTAATACATCAGCTGTATCTACTAACACTTCCTCAGGTAATACATCAGCTGTATCTACTAACACTTCCTCAGGTTATACATCAGCTGTATCTACTAACACTTCCTCAGGTTATACATCGGCTGTATCTACCGACACTTCCTCAGGTTATACATCTGCAGGGACCAATCCGTTAACTACGGTAACTACCATATCACATGGGTTACAAGTACCTAACATTAGACCTCGTCTCCGAATAATAATAACACCTAGAGGTAAGAAACCTGACGATACTCCCAAGGATATACAAGGAACCGAACAAGCTGCCAATGAAAGTTCTCAAAGAGAGACCGAAAGTGTTCAAAGAGAGACCGAAAGTGTTCAAAGAGCTACAGAAAGTAATCAGCTCATTGAAAGTGCAGTACCAACGTCTCTGAAAAATGGTGAATTATCAAAAACGAAAATTAAGAAAATTCCCAGCATTCTCCCAGCAGATATTCCAAAACCAATTAAGATAAAGGATGCAAATGGGAATGAAATTACTTTATATCATCGTAGAGACCTTAATGCGTTACGTCGTTTTATGAAAGAATTAAAGGATCCCAGTTTACAAGAACCATCTAATAAGGACATAATCGATTGGAATAGAGTCTTCTATACTTGTCTATATTATCGCATTGACATAAAGGGATCTCCTAGCAACTTTCTAGCTGATTTAATCGATTTTCTGGATAATTATGTCATTGAAGAAAGACCTTCCAAACGTGAAAAGACTTTTTCAGGTCCTGGTGTTCTCAAATACCGAGGAGTCTCGGAAGTACTTAGTGCTCGGGGTCTTTCTAATTCTTCACATTCTTCGGATTTTTCGGCTTCAGATACCTCATCTATATCATATGCGGCAGATAGCTCAAAAGTTTTAGCGGATTCGGAAAACAGTGATTTATTAGCCATTAAAGTTTGTGCCAATGATACTGATTTCCATGAAATGACTCCACTTGGACAAATCCCAAGCATTTTCCTTTTTATCTTTCCAGAAATTATTGAAGGACATGGAGATTCCCCAATTTATTATGGTTGTGACATTCGTAGTCTCCACGAGTTTATTACCAAGATCGAACAAAGGAAAAATCCATACACCAATCTACCTTTCTCCAATTTAGCTATTAATACATATAAGAAGCGTATCTTTCTTTTGGAACGAAACCATGTATCTCTAAAGTTGGAGGAGGATATTATCGATGATCACAAGAAATATGAACTACGTGTCTTAGATATATTTCAGATCATGTACAATTTTGGTTATCCAGTAGATCACCAATGGTATCTTCAATTAGACTTAGCTAGACGTAAGCGTCTTTATTATTGTCTGGAAGATTTATGGAGTTATCGTCTCGATCTCACGAAGGAACAAAAACAGGATGTAGTTCCTTATAAAATCTTTACCAAAAAGGAAAAGGATTTAGTTTCGACCATGAAAGAAAAAGATTTAGATGAACTCCTTCTCACAAGAATGAGAGAACTCGTCAGTATGGGAAAGACCAAAGACGACCGCATTAATGGTTCTATGTATCTTCTGATGGGCTTGATACAAGTATCAAAGATGGCTGCGGACTCCCTTCCTCAATTAAGATATGCTATTAGCTTAGAATCATAGAGAGCGAGAGTTTTTAATATCGAACAGTACTTTGAATACTTATTTAAAGTGTTTTCGAGAATAGCTTATTTTCTAAGATAGCAATAGTTTTCTTCCTATCTCTGATATTGGGTAGGATAATTGAATTTATGATTTCAGCTGTTGTAAGTTTATTATATGCAATTTGTCCTGAAGCATTTATGTATTTGCTAAAATCAATCTGAACCTCTTTCGTTTTCTCTTTGTATTTATCATCCGCTACGAATCCAGGTTCAAAACTTTCGATACTCGCTTTAACATAAAAATAATCAAGAATATCATTAACTGTTTCCGGTGTAGCATAGTCGAAGAGATAGTGATGGTCCATTCTACCTGGACGTACTAATGCAGGATCGATAGCATCAAGATGATTGGTCGTAATGATAACTATAGCACCTGGAAGATAGTTATAACCGTCGAAAATCTCCAATAGGGAATCAATAGTCTTACCCTTACCATTTTTCGGTCTACGGAATATTCTGCCAGTACGAGAAATACCATCCACCATGTCGTCATCATCTCTATCATCGTTATCTTTGTCTGGATCTGGATCTAGGTTTGGATCAAGATCTGGATGTTGATGTTGATCTAGATCCTCATCATCTCTTTCTGCATCTCTCCTTTTACCATCGTCTCTTTCACTATCAACTAGATCGTCTATATCATCTGATAATTCATCATCCTCCCCTTTCACAGATAATTCATCAGGCTCTTTTTCATCTGATAATTCATCATCCTCCCCTTTCACAGAAGGTTCATCAGCTTCCTCTTTTTCATCTGATGATCCATCAGCTTCCTCTTTTTCATCTGATAATTCATCAGCTGCCTCTTTTTCATCTGCTATCTTATCTACTTCTACTTCTTTTGTAGCCTTAGACATTTCGCATTTGTTAACACGTGATGCATGCCGTGGTGGCTTTGAACCATCTTTCTCTGAGTTGGAATCTTCCTGCTTTTGATCTTCCTGCTTTTGATCCTGCTTTTTATTTTCCAGTTGATCTTCTATCCTTTTCTTGTCTTCAAGTCTATGTTCAAAAGTCTCTGAATAAGCGCTCGTCACCTCTGCGTCATTTGCTTCTCGTAGGTCGTTTTTGGATACTTTAGAAGTGTTAGTTTCTTTTTTCTTAATAATGATAGGTATCTTCTTATTATTTTTTGAAATATCGCCTGGTCTACGATTATGTGCGACCCTGTGAGCATCAATATCTTCAATAACGACAATAGCATCTCGAGGAATATGTCGAGCAGCTCTATACAAATCACTATTTGTCTCGAAAGTATCCAGTTTTAACAGATAGATACTTCGTCCCAGATGATTCGCGATTGCGTAGATAGTCGAGGTCTTACCACAGCCTGGATACCCATGGAATACAAGACCTAACTTGTATGGAATACCCCATTTTTTGTAGTGGTCCTTAGATTTCACGAAATTATCGATCTTGTTTTTAATATCTTCCTTAGATTGTTGAGGAATAAAGATATTATCGAAAGTCTTCTCGGTTTCGATATCTCTCTTACACCACTCATCATCATCAAGATCCCATTCAAAATACTTATATACATCTTTTCCAATGTTCTTAGAATATTCTCTGTGTTGTATTAGACAATATTCCTCAAATTCTTTCAGTTCATCTATTGAAAGACCATAAATTTTATATACTGGATTGTCATGTTTTGCACCTATAATATAATGATTTGCCTGAAATTTCTTATCTTTCCAGTGAATATCCACATAATAATCCTCATCAGGTACTATAGTATAATCCGCATGAAAGACGGCCTCATCTCTGATAATATAATCATCATCAAGAATGGATGATTCATTACATACCAATCGCTGCACCTTGATGCTACTGTTATTTATACCTCTGATTATATACCAATTTACTACTCGATAAGTCTGATTAAGATTTTTCCGCTCATTGTATTTATGTATTTCTATGCTTGCATGATACTCATTTTCTAAGTTCGTACAGAATAACTTTTCATAAATATATTCTATTATACGACTGATTACACCCATCAAACTAGACACCACGAATATAAGACCTGAATTAAATTCGAAGAGAGCCAGGACACCTGGGATCATGCTAATGATCGGGTCCTTAATCTCTTTGCATAATTGGGCAAATGTCAACATTTGTGTGAAGTCTGATATTAATAGGTTTATTATGTGTCATTTTTTTCAATAATAAGATAAAAGAAAACAATATTTCTTGTATTTTGCGTGAAACTTAAGAAATATGCAGAATCGTAAATTTTTTTAAAGTCATTAAGATAAAATCTAATAGATTATATAGAAAATGCGTGCTAAACGTTTAGTAGGTGAAGGACCAACCTTAGCTGGAAGCGGCCGTTGCCGTGAATACATTGATGAGACCGTTTGCAAGGCTGATGCCACGTGCAACTGGAGAAAGGGTTATACTACCGTGGCTGGTGGTGTTATTAAGCCGCTCTGCGTCGTCCGGGGACATTCCCGAATTATTAACCCAGCCGGTA